GTTACCGTTTCAACTGGTGGTGCTTACACAACCCCTCCTATTGGAACACTTAATACAGCTATCCTTAATAGCGCTTCTGGCTCTGGTACGGTTACTGTAACTTTAACTTTAGGCACACCAATCAATTCTTATCCTTCCCCAATGGGTCAAGGCGTAGGTCCATTAGGTCGTGTTTATGTATTCGATATTTGCCCATCTGCTCCTTCTGCAACTGCCTTAGCAGCTTCTCAAGCTACCACAGCAAGCACAGCTATGACATTGTCCGTAGGTTCAGGTACAGGCGTAACTAAGACTACAAATACTGCTGGTACAACCATTTATCAACTTGATGTAGCTCGTACTATTTCAATTACAACTGGTGGTTCTACAATTACAGCTTCTGTATTTACTGTGTCTGGTTATGACATTTACGGTCAAGCAATGACTGAAGCAATTAGCGTTCCTGTAACTGCTTCTACCACCACAAATGGTAAAAAAGCATTCAAGACTGTTGTTTCCATTACTCCAAGCGTAAGCAATACCAATACTGTTTCCGCTGGCGTATCTAATATCTACGGTTTGCCAGTTCGTGCAACAGATGCGGCTTATATTGCTGATATTGGTTGGGCTCAATCTATTGCAAACGATGCAGGAACTTTTGTAGCCGCTGTACAAGGTACTGCAACTTCAACCACTGGTGATGTGCGTGGAACTTATGCTCCTAGCTCAAATGCTAATGGTACTTATCGTTTGGTAATGGGTATTTATATGCCTGCAATTGCAGTAGGTCCAAACGCTACTCAAACTGGCGCTCTTGGCGTTACTCAAGCCTAATTAGGAGAAATTAATCATGGCAACAAAATTTAGTCGTGAACCAAAAGAAATGACTACCGAGCCTTCTGCTGATGAAGCAGGTAAAGGTATGAAAAAAGGTGGTCATGCGCACAAGAAGCATATGGCCATGGGCGGAAATCCAATGATGGCAATGGCACCTCGTCCTGTAATGGGACGTCGCCCTCCTATGCCAACTGGTGCCCTTCTTCAGCGCAAAAAAGGTGGTAAAGCTGAAAGTGGTAAAGAGCACAAAGCAGAAATGCATGAAATGAATAAGATTGAAAAAGAACTTAAGCATCATGAAAGCATGAAAGCTAGTAAAGCTCATCGTGGCTTAAAAGCAGGCGGTAAAGCAGGTATGTACAATCCTCCGGTTGGCGGTTTGCTAGGTGAAGGTAAACCTCATCACAAAGGCACATCTGGTGGTATTGAAGGACCTGGCTACAAGCACGGTGGTAAAGCTCATCGTATTTCTGGTCATCCTGAAGGCTCACATGCACACCACAAAGCAATGGCTAAGCATCACAAAGCTAAACATGCAGAAGGCGGATCTATGCATCATCACAAAATGCATGAGCATCACAAGCACATGGCTAAAATGGCTGCAGGCGGTACAAGCCCTGTTGATCACGAAGGCGGTAAGCAATTGAAACGTGGCGGTCATGCTAAACATCACTATGCTAAAGGCGGTCAAGCTTTGGCAGCTAAAGGTGATCGTTTTCAAGATCGTGGTGCATTGAAGCCAAAAATTGATGTGCAAGATAAAGTTCATGAAGCTAAACAGACTAAGTCTTTTCACACCAAGACAGGTGGAGTAGAAGGTGTTGGTTATAAACATGGCGGTCATAGCAAGAAGCATTATGCAAAAGGCGGTACTGTATCGCAGAATGTTGCTAAACGCTACTTGAATGACATGAAAGACGGCGCTAAAATGCCTACCAAGAAAGCTGGAACTGGTGAAATTAAAGAAGGACCAGCTGGCTACAAAAAAGGTGGACATGTTAAGCACCATGGTCATGTTGCTCATCACACTACTCATGGTCATCATGATTCTGGTCATACCCATATGCACAAACATGCTGCAAAGCATTCGCATGGTCATGACAAGATCGACGGTCATCCTATGAAACATGGTGGTCATGCTAAACACCATAAAATGGGTGGCAAGGCTAAGTGTAATTACTAAAAGGTTGGGGGAGCAATCCCCCGCTTTTTAAATTGGAGAATTTATGAGCAATAATAATATTGTCGCTTCAGTCACACGTGCTGGTCGATATGAACCATTTGATTTGCAAGTGGCTCGTGGTCAGATTATGGGCCATAGTGTGGTAAGTTTGTTTGGTTATCAGTCATCAGTAACTACAACATCAATTCCTATTTGGGAAAATGCATCAACTTATACATACATTACATCAGCATCTACTTTAACGCTTGTAAGTACGTCAGCATCTGATGATACAAGTGCTAAAATATTTATTAGTGGATTGGATTCAAGCTTTAATCCAATTTCTGAAACTTTGGCGCTAAACGGTACTGCTGGTGTTACGACAGTTAATAGCTATTTTAGAGTCAATAGTTTGCTAATGACGTCACCCGGCACAGGTCAAACGACCAATGTAGGTACAATTACTCTTAAGCAATCTTCTAACATAGTTGCACAAATTAATGCAGGTATAGGTAAGTCACAAAGTACGATATACACTGTTCCTGCCGGTTATACATTTTATTTAGATTTAGCTGAAGTAAATACTTCAAATAGCTATACAGGAAGTACAATTATTACGTATAAAGTTCAGGCAATTAATAATGTAACTGGTGTGAAGCTAACTGTATTACAACAACCATTTGTTTCAATTTATACGGCATCACGTGCATCAGACCCATTTGCATATAGTGAAAAGACAGATATTCAATGGCAGTTAATTACTAGTACAGGAACAATTGCTGCTGGAGTAATCGTCACAGGTAAATTAATTGCAAATAACAATAACGTTAACCCAGCATTCCCATAATCATGCCACTCATCAAATCTAAATCCCCAAAAGCATTTAGTAAGAATGTAGCTGCAGAAGTGCATGCAGGTAAACCTGTAAAACAAGCAGTTGCCATTGCTTATTCTGTAAAACGGTCTGTTAAGAAGAAAGACGGTGGCAAACTACCTGGTTTATGGGCAAATATTCATGCTAAGCAAGAACGGATTAAGCATGGTTCTGGTGAGCATATGAGAAAGCCCGGAAGTAAAGGTGCTCCAACAGATTATGATTTAAAGCATTCACAGTCTAAGAAGATGGCTCATGGCGGTGATGTTAAGTTGTCTATTAAACGCGGTGAAAAGAAGCCTACTAATCAAGGTGCTGGCCTTACTGCAAAAGGTCGAGCAAAAGTGAATCGTGAAACAGGTAGTCATTTAAAACCGCCACAAGCAAGTGGTCCTAGACATGATTCATTTTGTGCCAGAATGTCAGGCATGAAAGGTCCTATGAAAGATGAAAAAGGACGGCCTACACGAAAAGCAGCATCCTTGAAAAGTTGGCATTGTAAAGACGGTGGTAAACCTAAAAAGCACAACATAAAAGGGTGGTAATGAGTACAAGCGGAACAGTAAGCCAAACCGTTATCACTGTTCAACAACTTATTGATAGTGGTGCTCGGCGAGCAGGTAAATTAGCAGAAGACTTGACAGTTGAGCAAGTCAATGCTGCTACTCAGAGTCTGTACTATCTATTGTCAAATCTGGCAAATAGAGGTATTCAGTATTGGTGCATTCAAAAGTATGTACTTGGATTAATTCCTGATCATTATCAGTACTATCTGAATACAGGGGTAGTTGACGTGCTAAATGCCAACTATCGAACTGTTACTCAGAACACTACAGGCGGATATTCCACCACTGGTAATGGCTCATATGCATTTGATGGTCAGTACACCAATATTTGCCAATGTACAAATAACACAAGCTCTATTGGAATTAACAACGGATCTGGGCAGAATGTCTATATTGGAACTGTAGGTATTTTACCTGCTGTCAGTGGGTCTGTAACAATACAGATTCAATACTCAAATGATGGCACCAACTGGACAACTGCGTATAGCCCTGGTGCCACGAACTGGGTCTCAGGGACATGGCTGTATTATGACCTTGATCCTTCTGCTAATGTTCCATATTGGAGAATTCAGCAGACATCTGGTATTAATATGGGTGTATATCAAGTAGTGTTTGGATCCAACGCTACTGAAATTCCAATGGCTAGAATGAATCGTGATGATTACACCAACTTGCCGAACAAAAATTTTACTAATAACTACCCTTTGCAATACTGGTTTGACAGGAATATTCCTCAACCTGCTATGTACTTATGGCCTGCACCTCAAATCTATTCGCCACAAATCGTAGTTTGGGCTCACAGATATATTCAAGATGTAGGCGCTTTATCTGGATCTATTGAGATTCCTCAAAGATGGTACTTAGCAGTACAGAATATGCTAGCTCATCAAATGGCTATGGAATTACCAAATGTAGAGCCTACAAGAATTGTGTATTGTGAACAGCAAGCTGAAAAATACTGGATGATGGCTGAGCAAGAAGAGCGTGACAAGTCTCCTATTTACTTTGCACCTAACATAAGTCCTTATACAAAATGAGCATCTGGTTAGACACTCGTGGCAATACAGTACTCAGTATCGCTATCTGCGATAGGTGTAAGATGAAACGTGCCTATGATGATATTAGTAATGATAGAAATATTCCTGGGTTAAGAGTATGTAATTTTGGTTGCAATGATGAGCGTGATCCCTATAGACTGCCTGCAAGACAGCCTGAAAAGATCTCGATTCGGTTTCCACGTCCTGATGCACCGCTTAATCCAGATAATGATGCATTAACAACTGATCCTAATATTGTAAATGATGTAAATCAAGATCCAACACTTCCGTCTACTGCTGGTGAGTGGGGAATTGCACCTGAGCAGTCAGAGGATACAATAAGCGGAAACCTCGACAATTTGAGTCCCTAATTATGGCAAATATAAGAATCTCGCAGCTTCCACCAGCACAGACTGCCATTACTGGCTCTGAGTTAGTACCAATAGTCCAAAATGGACAAACGGTACAGACTACTGTTAGTGCAATTACTGCTAGTCCGTCTTTAACTCAAACTTTCTTAACTGTTACTGCTCAGCCCACTCTTCCAAATAGTCGATACATCGGTACAGGATTAGGCCTAGGATCCTCTGACGGAGGTTCTGGAGGCATTTACAATATCTTCTTGAATGGAGTATCAGGCAGTTTAGAGAATGCCTCTCAAGGCATCATAGTTAAGAACACAGGCTCAACAGTTGCTAGTAGAACACTAACTGCATCTGGTTCAGGTCTTAGTATTTCAAATGGTAATGGTGTCAGTGGCAATCCTACATTTGCACTTACGGGATTAGTACAAGCTCTTGCAACTACTTCCGGTACAGGATTATTACAGACCAACGGAACTACAATTTCAGTAGCTACTGTTGCAGGAACAACCAATCAGATTTCTGTATTAAACGGAAATACCAATCCGATCATAGGTTTAGCAAGCAATCCTGTGCTTCCTGGTGCAGCTAGTGTCACTGTGCCTAGTGGAGGAACTGCAGCAAGAGCGGCAAGCCCTGTCAACGGAATGCTTCGTTACAATACAGACTTAAACTCTTTAGAAGCTTATGCAAACAGTAATTGGGGAACCATTATTTCTGGTGCTGGTGTTTCAAGTTTTAGTGCAGGCACTACTGGTTTTACTCCTAATTTTGCAAGTACTGGTGCTATCGTCCTTGGTGGTACATTAAATGTTGCTAATGGCGGTACAGGGGCAACCACCTTAACTGGTTATGTGTATGGAAATGGCATATCTGCCATGACTGCATCAACCACAATTCCCACAACTGCTTTAAGCGGCACGGTTACAAATGCTCAGATTGCAAACCCACAAGTCACATACAATGGTGTAACAGTTGCTTTAGGTGCTAGCGGAACCATTACTGCAACTGCTACAAACCCATTAACTGTTAGCACTGGTTTGCAACTAAATTCTGGAACCACATACGATGGTTCTGTAGCTAGAACAATCAGTATTGATAGTACTGTTGCTACTTTGACTGGCA